TTGTACCCGAAGGTTACGTTACTACAGAAATCGAGGAAGACTTGTTAAAATTAGGTTGGATTCCAGTGCCCTGGGACGACGAATAAACTACAAACTTTACCCGCTTCGGCGGGTATTTTTTTGACTGTTGCATCTATACCAAAACTCGCTAAATATAGGATAAGCGAGGATTTCCCATGGCATATACACCATTAAATTTAGGCGACGGCATTAGTAGAGAACCGTTAGGATCAGCCTTAAAGAAGATTGATACAATGATCAGTGAATTGTATACCACAATTCCAGAAGGTGATTTTTCAGCAGTATCACAGAACATTGTTCCAGATTCTGATTTAGCATTTAACCTAGGTAGTCCAACAAACCGTTGGCATAGTTTATATGTAGGATCTGGATCTGTATATATCGGAGATGCTAAGTTATCAGCAACTACTAATGGTGAGATTATTCTTCCAGGAGTATATGATCCAACTGGACACCAGGCAGTTGAAGTTTATCCATTGGGAGGTATAACGCAAGACAGAACATGGGGCAATGCTTTAAATGTTACACTAATAGATGCGTTTACCTGGGCAGTATTAAGTGGCGCACAAGCACAAGTTCCACAGGGATGGGCAAGAGCAACTTATTCTGCAACACTGGATAACGAAGGCTTTATTAGCGGAGCAACTGTGGCTACTGGTGGCAATGAATATTCCGACATAACTATCAACGGTGTCGTCGATGTTGTTGCAATTTGTACAGATTTTATGTATGTTTATATTGGTGTTGCAACTGATCCGTTTGCTTCATTTACTGTCGAGGATTGGACGCAAGTTCCATTTGCAGTTCGTTGTCAAGCAACTGCTACTAATTTAAGTACTACAATTGGTGAGAATGTAAGTTATAACAACTTGCTGGACTTACCTAATCAAAATTTAAACACCACTGATAGTGTAGAATTTGCAGACGTTACAACACCGTCGATTACTAATAGCACTAACACTTGGTTGTTTGGCGCAGACGGTGCGTTGGATACTCCTACTAATTTAAGAATTGCTAAGTTAGGTGACTATAGTCCAAGTCTCGGAACAATGATGATTCAAGGCGCTGATGAATCCATACACATTTTGGCTCCGGGCGATGATGCTCATCTATTGTTGGGATGGTCGTCTACTAATGGACTTAAAACAGCAACTATCGGATTTAACGCCGATAGCGATTCTCTTGAAGGTGCAAAGATTACTGCTGGTAATTTTGGTGGGACCGTTCATGGATGGGTTTTTGATGCCAATGGTGTCCTGACATTACCGGCTGGTGGAACTGTGGCATTTGATAACGGTACACTAGCCGTTGACGGATATACAAGAAACAGCAACGATCCATTTGCTATTAATGTTGCAGACACAGGCGGTAGCATTACACTTAACTGGGGTGTAAGTCATGGCTCTTATAGCAATAAAATTATTTTAAACAACACCGGTGTTAAATTAACTACTAACAGCACAAAAGATTTTACATTTGGCACAGACGGTTCAGTGACATTACCGAACAATAGTATTATCAACGCCGGCAGTGCCGCTAACGGTCAGGCATCAATGGGCTGGAAAGAATTCTTAGCAGGCCCAACAATTGGTTGGGGTTTATATGCTGAGAATGATATCTATATTCAGACATTCAATGACATTACAAAACCAACTTGGGTATTCAAAGAAAACGGAACTACACAATTCCCAGGATTTACTTTCCCATCCACAGACGGAACTAACGGACAAGTATTAGCCACAAACGGTTCTGGTACGCTGGCTTGGACAACAATTACAGGCGGTGGCGGTGGTACTGATATTTCTACAGCAAGTATCAACGACTTAGCAGACGTAACTGTTTCTAATCCAACAGTTGGACAGGTATTGAAGTGGAACGGCAGTGCTTGGATCAACGATACTGATGCAAACAGCGGTGGTGGTGGCAGTGGCACACTATCAACTAGAACTACACGTTCCGTTACTACTTCATCTATAGCAAACTTAGCCAGTGCTAACGCTACAATTACAGGCTTTAGTGGTTATGCGTTGTTAAGTATTCAAACATCAGCGGCAGCGTGGGTAACTGTTTATACTTCTTCTGCGGCTAGAACATCCGATGCTAGTCGCGCAATTACAGACGATCCAGTACCAGGCAGTGGAGTAATTGCTGAAGTAATTACCACCGGAGCACAGACACAGGTATTCACTCCTGGTGTATTTGGCTACAACGACGAAACGAGTCCTACAACAGATATACAAATCAAAGTAGTTAACAGAAGCGGTTCAACTGCGGCAATTACTGTTACAGTAAAACTACTACAATTGGAAGCATAATATGACAACACCAATTCCTCACCTAGGGAATCCAGAAGATCAAAGTCTTAAAGAATACGTTGTTACTCTAAAAGATTTTAATGACTCCGACGAGTTTTACAAAGATATGGAGACACCCGGTGGAAATTTATACATTCCTGATCGAGTAGTCGAATGTTCAAATAGAAGACCTATCAGTCGTAACACACATTATATGTTGACCTACGACGAAGCGGCACAGGTAAGAAACGACCCACGTGTGTTAACAGTAGAATTAAATCCTAGAGACAGAGGAATTACTATCGGTACTTACGGGTTCACACAGACTAGTTCAAATTTTGATAAGCGTGTGGCCAGCGATGCTACTGATATTAACTGGGGCATATTACGTCTGAATAGAAAAACAGACATTACCTCATGGGGCATAGACGGAACTGTAAATCAGTCGTCTACAGTTATTATGGATGCTAGTGGTAAAAATGTCGACATAGTGGTAATGGATGACGGCTGTCCTTATCCTACAGTCTACGAATATGCTCAGAATGTTGACGGTACTGGTTATAGTCGTGTAGTCGAGTATAATTGGTTCCAACACAATCCTGTAGTAACTGGAGGTTTAGTCGACGAATACGATTATTCTATTAATCGTTTACAAGAACACGGTGGACACACCACAGGAAACTGTGCAGGAAATACACAAGGATTTGCTAGAGACTCCAACATATACAATTTAACTTACTATGACAATATAGACTATGTTAGAGAGTTCCATAAAAACAAACCTATTAACCCATTAACTGGTGTAAAGAATCCAACTATCATGAATAATAGTTGGGGCTATCGTTTAAACGGATGGACTCCTAGCGGAATAAGTCAGATCTTTTACAGAGGTGTATTATATACACAACCAGTGGGCGGATGGACAACCCAAGAGTTAGATACATTTAGAATTAGAAACGGCGCGGCCATGCCAACACAGGATGCCGCTACAGACGCAGACATGATAGATGCTATGTCCGAAGGTGTTATTATTGTAGCCAGTGCGGGCAACAGTTATTGGTATGAGGATGTTCCCGGAGGACCAGATTACGATAACTATCTTGTTTACAACGGTTCTACTTATTATTATCACAGAGGAAGTAGTCCTGGTGCTGCCAACGGCGGAACTGAAAATACAAAGATAATTTGTTCGGGTGCTATCGGACAACACAATGAAGCCAGCGGATTCAGCATATACGCATCAACCGGCATTGAGGTTGGAGACTACAAAGCAGAGTTTAGCAATTACGGACCCAGAATAGATGTGTATGCTCCGGGGTCTGGTATACAAAGTGTATGGAATAGTGCCGAATCTTTATACGATGCCAATCCAACTACAGATCCTAGAGTTGCTGCCTTAGGCGGTACAGATTCTATTAATAATAATTTTAAAAAATGCCCTGGGACTAGTATGAGTTGTCCTAATACTGTGGGTGTTATTGCCTGTTATGCTGAAAAATATCCACGAATGACACACGCCGATGCTAGAGCATTAATTGCGGCTATTAGTACCGATACTGTATTAAGTACAAATGGCGGTACATTTGACACTAAGGATGCCGGATTTACTTACAATCCTGATAGTTGTAAGAAAATGTTGTTCTTTCAAGGTAACAGACATCCATCAAATGAAGTAGGCGGGTACTATGCTACTCCTTTTCCGACCGTTAACAACTGGTATCGTCCAGAAAGCGGACAAGTGTATCCCCGTAAGAAAACTTTAAACAGTTATAACAAAGCGGCTACATTTGCACTAGCAGTTAATGACTCAACAGTGAGTAACGGACAAACAGCAACAGTAACTTTAACCACTACTAATGTAGCCGATGGGACGAAAGTACCTTATATTGTTACCGCAAGGCCTAATACATCTGGTGTTGTTTTAAATAGTAGTGCCTTTGATGGTGTATACACCGCAGATGCGGTAGTTACTGGTGTCACGTTGAATACTAGACCTAATACTGGTAATAGATTTACCACCGAATCGACTCCTAACGGTACTAGTTCTATAATAACAAATAGTTTATTAGGAGCCGCGGCCTTGGCCAGTTCAACGCCAACTGCTCCTGGAGCACTTACATTTACAGGCGGTGCAGATGACGGATTCTGGACTGTGCCATTACCTTTTCCAATCACATTTATTGGAACTACGTATAATTCTATCTTTGTAGGAACTAATACCTATATAACATTTGGCAGCGGTTCAGTCAACTATAATCAGTTGAACGCATCAAATCCCCCATTTCCAAAAATTATGATTAGTTGTGCAGACAATAGTTGTCAAAGAATCTACTACGGAGCAGAAGGTACTGCACCAAACAGAACCTTTAGAATACGTTGGGAAGGTACTGCCGCTACATCTGGTACATTAGGTGCACCAAATATGGTTTATGAAGCAGTATTCTACGAAGCCACTCCTAACCAAGTCGATGTACATACAGGTGTTAATGCTCGATGGACCAGTGTTATATCCACTTATTCATTTGTTGCTGGAGACATCAGTGTTCCTCTTACAGGAGTAATGACTGTGAATAACAATACTGCATCGTTACCCATCACTATAAGCACAATTTCATCGTTGAATATGAATGTTCGTTTGGGAATTTTCCCTACACCAAACGTCAATATATCGGTAAACTAATATTTGACATTTTTAAAATAATATAGTAAACTAAGGATTATGAACGAATCAAAAACTTACACAGTAGAGGAAATTTTCGAAGACATTCCTGGAGATCCGGATAATGTTATGTTCAAAATTCCTCCTGAAATCTGTGAAAAAATGGGATGGAAAGAAGGAGACAAGATTCACATCTCCGTAACCGATGGTCGTATGATCTTTACCAAAGCATGAGCAAAAGCGATTTACTAGAAATGGAAGGTTCCATTTCTGAAGTGTTACCTAGCAATATGTTTAGAGTAACTTTGGAAAATGGACACGTTCTTACCTGTTATACCAATGGCCGATTGCGCCAAAATAAAATCAAAATCATTTTGGGCGACAAAGTTCGCATTGAAATGAGTCCCTACGATTTGTCCAAAGGCCGTATTACATACCGCCTGTAACTTGACTTTTAAATAATTTGACTGTATAATATTCCATATACACAATAATAATGTTGTGTATAGGTGGCCAAGAGAAGGCCTAGAAAGGAAATTATATGACAGAAAAAACCCATGCTCAGATTATCAACGAGCAATATCTCAAATCGGACAGCCACTTCGTTACACTTCAAGAACGTTTGGCAGAAGCACTCAAAACCGCTCCCTTATTTGTTGGACTGTTGACTGGCGTAGTTGACGAATTCAAACGTCGACATAAAGATTGGACCACCTTTACCGACTTAGTGTTGTGTAAAGCCATCATGGTTCCAATGGACAAGATCCTAATTGACACTACAATGCAACGCAGTCTTAATCTGCGACACGTATTGAACATCCTTCAACACTTCCGTAGCACAATGACTATGGCAATTCAAGTATATGAAGATGCCAGCAAGCCTGGCTACTACATTGCCTGGGACGGGCAACACACCGCAATCAGTCTTTATATTATCCTTACCAAAGTGTTTGGTGAACGCACAGCACAAACAATGGTGCCTGTGGTTGTGTATAACGTAAAACACAAGTTAGAAATTCGTCGTAACTTTATTTTGTTGAACGGCGATGCTAAAGAAGAACTGGACTTTATCGACAAGTACAAACAAATGGTTTACGGTTCTAAAGTTGACGGTGCAGATGACACTGAGTGGACTGACACGGCTCTTAAGAACGACTATCTTGCGGCCGCAGGCTTGTTTGCCACACACAGCAAGTTCGGTGACGAAGACCAACCAGGTGCGTTTAGTTTGCTGGCTGACACACTTATGAGTAAGAGTTTGAAAACTCGTAAGGATCCAGAAGTTACTCGTATGTTTGCTCAGTACTGGACCTACTTGAATCAAGAACGTCCTGTAGAACCTAAGGAAGCACGTCAGTTGTACGAATACTTTAACCTGTGTTTCGAACAAGGTATTACTGTTGACGACAAGTACTTGCTAGAGTTTGCGGCATTTACAAAAGATTATTTTAACGGCGACTTTGGTCCTAACGGTCCTTTCTGGGATAAGGTTAAAATGTCCTACGAGGAATGGTACAAGAAGGCTAACCCAGAATCATACGCTGAGTCGGGCCTACGTGGCTTTACTTCAGAAATGCGTACAGGTATTCCGTTCTTGATTGCACAGGTCAAGAAGAGTACTAAACTGGCTACACCTACATACTCTGCTAACAACGGTTTCACTGTTGCTAAGAAGGACTTGTGGTAATATGTCTAAGCTCAGAGATCCTAACAAGGACAAGCTCAAAGGACAGAGTATCCTTAAGGAACAGTATCGCTTACAATGTAAATGTAAGTTAGAAGATTGTGATAATGATCTTACCATCTTCGATGGTCCTGGTAGTGACGGCTACTGTCGTGAACATCAATTGCAATTAGCCGAGTATGGCGGAATGGGTAAAGCGGATCGTCCACACACATTCTATCGTGGCTGGGTATGCGAAAAGTGTAACTACGATCCTCGTGTTGATCCACAGTTCGATGACATCGAAGATCCGTTTCATAAGTTGCGTTGTATGCGTGGCGTAATGCACGGCGACCACTTAGAACGTCAATCGGATGGTGGCAAAGATGTTGCAGAAAATATTCAAACACTTTGCTGTCGCTGTCATATGATTAAGACTTACAAAGAAAAAGATTATCTTAAAGGTAATAAAGGAGAATCTAATGGAAGTAATTAACATTAACGACCGCAACGAAAAACGTCGTAAGGAAAATATGCTAGACGTTATTGAGGAAGTGCGTAAGCGCATTGAAGACGGTAGCATGGAAGAATTTGTCATGTCCAGCATTGACAAAGACGGTGAAGTAAACATTCATGCCAGTGTTAAGGACCTTATCGGCGGCGTAGGTTTGTTCGAAATAGGTAAAAATATTCTTATTAGCCAACAGACGATGATCGATTATGAATGAATTCACTCCCTTAAATGAAAGAGTATGGCCTGCTGAAAATGTTCTAGCCATGGCCTGTGCTATTTTTAGAACCAAAGGCTACACCAGTGTAAGTTCCGTTACTAGTTCAGATCCTGATAGCGACGAACGTTGGAATAGTAAAGAGCATTTGAGTTATCAAATGGTTCCTGATTTGACTAAAGACTACAAAGTTCTTATTAAAGTTACACAGGAAGACGTAGATACTGCCAGTGCCATTATACAATATTATCGCAGACTAACATTTGGTGTTATTGCAGACAATCTCAACGACTATATGCAACGAGTATTCGCTAGTACACAGAAGCCCGAAGTGTACTTTAAAGATTTTGGTGTGTTGGCTAGTGTACCAAACGTTTATTTTAAAGAAATGGAAAAGAAACGTATCGTCACCGAGTCTAAAAATGCCAAACAAGAACATATTGGCGTAATAGGCGAACCAATTTTACTGAACATTAGATATATTAATACTAGATATATTCAAAAACTGAATTGCTATGCCCACGATGCAGTCACAGACGATGGACATTTGGTAAACTTTTTGAATAAGTCTGCACTAGGCAAGACCGGAGAGACTCAAACCATACGTGCTAGAGTCAAAGCACATGGTGTAAATTATACAACCAAATCCATCGAAACCCAATTGAATTATGTCAAACCAATTGACAATGAACTCATTTGGCAGTAAAATAGTGTTATAGTTAAATTTAGGAGCCCAAATGACTGATCCGTGTTACAGCGTTATTTCTAGTTTAGAAGACCACCCAAGCCGACTGAACAAAGAAGCCATTATACTTGCACAAGCAGAAGCAGGTAATGATGAATTCTTCGAAGGTGTGCGACTTGCGTTGGATCCTATGATTACATTTGGACTCAAACAAATTCCGGAGAAAACAGATGAAGATGGTAATGGTTTACCTTGGGACAGTTTTACTCTCGCTCTTACTGGCTTCACTACTCGTAATGTCACCGGTAATACAGCGAGGGATATGATACAGACAATGATGAAGTCCGCCACTAAGAAGCAGTGGAATGGCTGGTATCGTCGTATTTTAATTAAAGACTTACGCTGTGGCGTAAGTGAAAAGACCGTTAACAAAGTTGTAGAAAAGAAATGGCCTGATTATGCAGTTCCTGTTTTTAGTTGTCAACTTGCTCATGATAGTGCTAATCATGAAGGCAAGGTTACAGGGAAGAAATATATTGAAGTCAAACTCGATGGCGTTCGGGTTATTACTATTGTCCGTACAGATGGGCGTGTTGATCAGTTTAGTCGAAATGGTAAGGAACTGGTAAACTTTGAACACATTAAAGATCAAATCAGTGCTGTTGTAAAGAAAGATCCTCCCAAGTATGACCTTGTGTTAGACGGCGAAGTTATGTCTAGTAGTTTCCAGGATTTGATGAAGCAGGTACATCGTAAGAGCGATGTTACAGCCAACGATGCTGTTCTACACTTATTTGACATGTGTCCATTAGACAAGTTCCAAGAGGGTAAGTGGGACAAGGATCAAGAAACTCGTAGCCTATATGTATATGAATGGCACAAGAAGCACAAGGCAGATTTGTCTAATGTTGCTGTTGTAGGACACGAGTTGGTAGACTTGGACACAGACGAGGGTAGTAAACGGTTCAAGGAGATTAATCAAATGGCAATTGCCGGTGGATACGAAGGTATTATGATTAAGGAACCAACTGCTCCTTACGAATGTAAACGTAGTCATGCGTGGCTTAAACTTAAACCATTTATTGAAGTATCATTAACTGTTACGGCTGTAGAAGAAGGCACTGGTCGTAATGTAGGTAAGTTGGGTGCCTTGGTATGTGAAGGTGTAGACGATGGAAAGTCAATACGAGTTAACTGCGGGTCTGGGTTTAGTGATTCCGATCGTGATACTTTTTGGAATGATAGTAAGGCCCTTATTGGTCAAATTGTGGAAGTCCGTGCTGACGCTGTCACACAAAACCAGGATGGAAGTTACTCTTTACGCTTTCCGCGCTTCTTACATTTTAGAGGGTTTGACCGTGGCGAGAAAATTTGATATCCGACGTTCCATGCACAAGGATATGTTGTATGGATCCTTGCTAGAACTCAGCAAGAATCAACGTGTTTGGCATGAAAGTTCAGTAAGTCCGGAGTACAGTCATTTGACTGAGGACGGTAAGGCTGCTATTATTCATGTAGTCGAAGAACTGTTCCGCGGATTACAAACGATCCACAAACAGGAAGTCAAAGAAGAAGCCAAACGTCAAACCCTAGAAAGTTTAAAATGACTTTTGTAACAAAACCTGCCAAAGATATCAAAACTATTCGGCAGGGTGACCGTGATTTTATGCTCAACGATGGTATGATTACATATCCTCGTGCTATGATGCACGTAACTCCAGAGTGTCCACAAGAGGTCAGATCTACAATTATGTGGGCAGTAAACAACGGTTATCTCAAATGTGTAGCACATGCTTACGGTAAAGAACTAACAATGGATGCCCTTAGATGAACGAAGATAAAGAATATAACGAATACGAAAACTTTGCTAAACGTATGGAAGAACGATTTCCAAAAATGTTTGCTGAACGTTACGGCGGTTTCGCAGTAGGCAAAGGTTGGTGGCCTATCTTAGAAAATCTCTGTGCTAACATACAAGGCAGAATTGATTGGGCAAAGAAACAACACGACTGGGACGTTGAAAATAAAAAAGAACCCGTTCGTGAACTTATTCCGCAGGTCGTTGTGGAACAAGTTAAAGAAAAGTTTGGCGGGCTACGCTTCTACTATCAAGGTGGGGACGAGTACATTCACGGAATGGTTACCATGGCAGAATCCTGGGCGGCATCGTGTTGTGAAGATTGTTGTGCTCCAGGCAGGCGCAGAGATGGCGGCTGGATTCGTACGCTGTGCGATATGCACGAAGCAGAGTATCAGAAAAGACGGCAATCGCCCGAAGATTATGCCAAACAAAATGGTTTAGAACTTTAAGGAGAAGTAGCATGGCAACTTGGACAGTAAGAACTTATTACAAAAAGAGTGTACAAGAAGTTGAATTTTGGGTTCAACGAGAAGGCAAAGGCAAAATTACTACTACCAACGGATTCCGTTGGGGAGAATGGTCGGTAGAAACCAGTGACGATAATCCACCAGAGTTTGAATTTACGGAAGTTCCGGGTGGTGACGGTAAGAAAGACAGCATCAATATGCTGGATTGTTCATATAATAATATTGAAGAAGTAGAACTTATCAGCATGGACGATGGCGGATGTTGGTATGACATTGAGATTGACGGACTAACCGAAGAAGAGGAAGAAGAACTGCAAGAGTTCATCGATGAGAACAGTATCTACGAGTTAGAAGATCGCGAAGATGCATGGTATCAAGATGAAACTGAGTGGTGGATCTGGGGACCTATTGAAATTAAAAACGAAGACGGCGAAACTGTACGCATCATCTGTGCAGACGAAGACGGTAATGTTATCGACTTTAAGGACGAATAATGGAAAAACTCTTTCGAATTACTCCGTTAGAGAAGAAAAATGTCGAGTACTTTGTAGATGTTTTCGAACGTTTGCCTAATGGCAGACTACGAGGATTTGATGTTACAGAAGTTTGGCGTTGGGGTCAAGCATTTCGCCCAGAAGATGAACCTGTTTGGAAGGGTGAAACTGATCGTGTTCACTGTCGTCCAGAAGTAGGGTGGGGTTGTGAGCTCGACGACCTTATCTCAGTTTATGTACAATTTGGTTGTTGGGACATGGATGGCAATGTCTACGACGACGGGTTTACTGAAGAAGAAAAAGAAGAGATCGAAGCCATACTGAGAGGCGAAAGAGAAGATGAAGACGGTCGTTGGGGTACAACCTGGCTATACGATGGCGACCATAATTGGGAAATTGAAGACGACCACGTAGCCATCCTAGGTCCTGTAAAGATCGATCTAGTAGATGCTAACGGTTACGGCGATACAGCCATACTAGAAGAAAATGTCGAACCGTACGACGAATAACCGATGGCCGATGACCATGCCTGCACCTAATAATTATAACAACAATCCTCCGGGTCATTACAAACATCAATATAATTTAATCAATGACAAGGTTGTAGAATTCAAAGAACTAATTGTACATCGATTTAAAATGGGCGATGTTGAGGATCCGGATTTGTATGCCGCACAGCCATTAATAGAATGGCAGGAGAGTGAGTCAGGTAAATGGGTTATGAGTCATGCTGTAGAAACTCCCGTTTGGCACAGACACATAGCACCGATGAACTATCATACCGATTATGCCGTAACAGCCAAACTAACTGCCCAAGATGCTACATTTTTTATATTAAAATGGGGCAATAGCATTGACAGAATCGGCACATTTCAAGTATAATACTAATATGAAAATCAAACTTGTATCAGATCTACATCTAGAGTTCAGCGACATCAATATCCAAAATGACCAGGATTATGAT